GGGAGTTTATGGAAATATTTTTGAAAATAATTAAAGACACAAAGTTTGATTTCTTAGAACTTATTGTGTGGGATAAAAAACACGGGATGCCAATAACTTCAAAAAAGAACCTCACTAGGCAGTATGAAGACATCTTGCTTGTTTCAGACCCAGATACCATAAAAAATGATTTAGAAATGATGTTCTTGGGAGAAACCAAAACAAAAACTTGGTTCAACAAAAAAACTATGAGAGGAATAACAAACTTGTGGAGAATAGGCACAAACAACACACAAATAGAAAACTTAAAAGCTTGCTTCCCAGTAGAACTACCAAAAAGAGGAATAATATTAACAACACAACCAGAAGACATTGTAATAGACATATTTGGAGGCAGTGGAACCACACTAATTGCTTGTGAACAACTTGACAGAAAGTGTTTTATGATGGAAATAGATCCAGTTTATTGTAGTGTAATAATAGAACGATGGGAAAATGTTACTGGGCTTAAAGCAACAAAGGTGAACTAACTTGGCTAGAAGTGCTAATGAAAGAGCAACAGCTTTTCACTTGTATTGTGAAGGTGTAGCTCAAGAAAGAATAGCGTTAGCAATTAACGCAGGCCCGAGGACGATTGCGACTTGGATTAAAAAGTATTATTGGAAGAAAAGCAGAGATGAGCTTGCACCAATTATCAAGGAGAATAGCAAGAACAACAAGGAGAAACTTAATGATGATTTGTTAAGGAGTATTAAGAAAGTGTGGGCTGGGCTAGTTAATGATAACAAAGCTAATGCGAGTGCGAGAGATGTTATTGAGACTATTAAGCTTGAGAGGCTTATTGAAGGAGAGTCTACTGAAAATATTATTGTTAAGTCGGAGATAGTGGATGATTTTGATGAATTATATAGAGAAGCAAGAAGATTACGAGAAAATAAGAAGACAACTCCCGTTAATAATGAGTGATAATCAAGGTATTAGAGATACTTGTATCAAGCTTTTTAGAGATGATCGCGGAGAACCGTTAGAAATTACTGATTATCAGGCGGAGATTATTTCTAGTATTTTTTTTAAGTCGCCTAAAAGAGTTGTTTGTGCTGCGACTACGCGTGCAGGAAAGTCGTTAGCTGTGTCGCTTGCTATTGTTTTACTAGCTACTTTTGTTAAAGGAGAAAAGATTAGGTTGATTGCTCCGACGTTGGATCACACGAAAATAGTAATGGGTTATGTGATTCAGCATACTTTTGATTCTGAGGTTTGTGCTAATCAGTTGAGGAGTGATATGAAAGGAATGGGAGCAGAACGGTTAAAAAAAGAGTTAACTAAACATAAATTGACTTTAAAGAATGGTTCGGAGATTATGGCGATTACAGCAAACTTGAGTGCGAAAGGTCGTAGTCTTATGGGTTGGGGAGGCTCTTGTATTATTGTAGATGAAGGTGAACAGATTCCTCTAGAAATAATGCAGAATAATGTTATGAGAATGCTTGGGGATGATTCTGATTCGAACATTTTTATTATTGGAAATCCTGTTGCGCATGGTTATATGTGGGAGAAGTCTACGGATCCTAATTGGACGTTTATGAGAGTTAATTGGCAGGATTGTGTTAGAGAACAAAGGCTTACTAAAGAATTTGTTATGGAGAGGAAAGGTGAGATGAATTCTATGGCGTTTCAAATAATGTATGATGCTGATTGGCCGCCTGAGTTAGAGGATCAGTTGTTTATTCAGGAGGATTTAGAAAACATTTCAAGACCGTTAAGTGAGGAAGAAGTAGAGTTATTAAAGACTAGTCCGGATGAAAAAAGACTTGGTTGTGATATTGCGCGGTTTGGAATGGATTTTACTGTGTTACAACCGGCATGGAGGTATGGGGATAAATGGTTTTTTCCTGGGCCTAAGGTGTTTGAGAAAAAAGATTTGATGGGGACTGTTGGAGAAATAGTGGCTTGGCATAAACTAGAAGCTTTTGATAAAATAAATATTGATGACTCGGGACTTGGTGGGGGTGTGACTGACCGGTTAAAAGAAATTGAAGATGTAAAGACTAAGGTGTTTGCTTTTATTGCTGGAGAGTCTCCGCATAAGCTTAAACGAAAACTTACTAAGAGAGAGGAGGAAGATAATAAACAATTCCTTAATAAAAAAGCTTGGCAGTATAGATTGTTTGAAGGTTTGGCTAGAAAGAACTTGGTTAGAGTTATTCCTAATAATTATTCTTCGAAACTCTTGGGTGAACTTCGTAAAATGCGTTATGAGTTTACTTCTAATGGAAAGTTAAAGGTTGTTGATCCGGAGTCGAAGTCTCCTGATTTTGCTGATGCTGCTTGTTATTCTTTGTTTATTGGTCAGAAGTTTGTGTTTGGTTTTGCTTAGGTGTTTAGCGATAAGATTATTAAGGAGAAAGGACTCTATGTTAAGTATATAATTGCCCCAAGGTAGTACCACGAGAGATTCATTTTGACCGATGATGGGCTCTCAACCTGGCAGGAAGTAGTTACCTGTCAGGAATATGTTTATGGCCGTAAAAAAAAAGAATAGCAAGTATGTTATTAGTCCAAGTTTTTTAGAAGAAATGTTGGATGGAAAAATCGAAGATAAAGCTTATCCGCCTAGGCAAATTGCTACAGCTGAACAATCGTATCAGAACGCTGGGCCTAATGGTGTTTGGGGAAAACCTTTTGGAAGCGTTGGGATTGGTTCGGCTGCAAGTTTTACTGACAATGTTTATAAGGCAGTAATTCCTGCGTTTTTATACAAACCTGCTTTTGGTTTTCCGTTAAATAAGGATATTCCGAATATTCGTAGGCTTTCAAAGACTCCTTATGTGGCAATGATTACGAACACTATTTGTAATGAGATAGCTTCGTTGGATTGGGATGTTGTTCCGCGTGATGGAGAGAAAGATATTCCGGATGAAATTATTGAGCAGACAAAGAATTGGTTTTATAATCCTAATAGAAATGATGAGAGTCTTGACCATATTTTGAGAGCTTTGACTAGAGATTTAATTGAGGTTGATGCGGGGCTTATTGTTAAGGTTCATAATCTTAAAGGAGAGTTTCTTGAAATGTATGCGCGTGACGGTGGGACGTTTACTAAGAATCCTGATATTTATGGAATCATGCCGGACGAGAAAGCTTATTATCAATATGGTTGGTTAACTGGTGCTAGGCCTATTCCGTTTAATCGTGAAGAGATTGTTTATTTTATGCAGAATCCTAGGACTGAGAGTATTTATGGTTTGAGTAATGTAGAAGTGTTAAATGATGTGTTACAATTGTTGTTGTATGGTATTGATTCTAACTTAGAGTATTTTAGTGATAATAATATTCCTAAAGGTATTTTTCAAATGATTGGAGCTAATGCTGATGAAGTTAAGGCTTTCCAGGATTCTTGGAGTGAACAGTTAAAGAAAAAAGATAGTGCTGGTAATTGGAGGAAGTATTTCCATAAAATGCCGATAGTGAATAGTGAAGGTAATTTTGTTAGAGTAGGTTTTAGTAATGTTGAGTTAGAGTTGATTCAGCAACAGGAATGGTTTACTAAGCTTGTTTGGTCTTGTTTTAATATTAGTCCTAGCGAGCTTGGTTTTACTGAGAATTCTAATAAGGCTACTGAGTTTGGACAGAATAAGGTAGTGATAAGAAAATTGTTAAAGCCTCTTGTTCAGTTAATAGAGTATAATTTTAATACTGAGGTAGTGAATAGTTTGCCTTGGATTAAAGGAAAGTATGAGGACCGTGTTTTCTTTAGTTTTGATAAGTATGATTTGCAAGAAGATTTAGCTAAGAGAAACTTGTTTTGGGGAGATATTAAAAACGGTTTGAGAAGTGTGAATGAGATTAGAGAAGAGATTGATTTAGAACCTAAAGAAGGTGGGGATGATTTAAAGCAAGGTGGGAGTGCTTTTGGTGCTGCTGAAGGAGTGCAAGGTTTGTTAGACGAGTATGGGGATAATTCTAAAAAAAAAGATGAAGTTAAGGCATTGAATACTTTTAGTTCTTTGACTCCTAGAGAGTTTGAAGAAATGAGTGATCCTAGTTTTTTGAAAGATAAGATTGTTAGTGAATTAGATGAGATTGAAGTAGTAATAAAAGGTTTTTTGAAGAAAGAAGCTGGGAAACAAACTCTTGGACAAGTAAAGGCTATTGATACTAATTTTATTAAAAGAATAACTGAATTGCTTTCGCTTAGTAAATTAAAAGCTGCTGTTGATGGAATGGTTAAGGCTAATTTTTTTAAAGGACTTGAGAGTGTAGAAGAACAACTTGATAGAAATTTTTTGCCTAACCAGAATGCGATTAATTTTATTCAAGATTATACTTTTGATAACGTGAAAGGAATGAATGAAGAATTAAGAAACGATTTGAGACAAGAATTGCAACGTGGTTTGATGAATGGTGAAGGTGTGCCTGCGTTAAGTAAAAGAGTTTCTAGTGTAATGAAAGTTGGAAAGGTTCGTGCTGATGCTATTGCTAGAACAGAGTCTAATAGAGCAGAAACTGCTGGGTCTATTGATGCTATGCGTCAATCTGGATTAAAAGTAAATAAGACTGTTCTTGCTACAATAGACGATAGGACTTCTGCTATTTGTAAGTATTTGAATGGAAAAACAATTGGTTTAAACGAAAAATTTGTTTATAAAGGAGAGAAGTTTGATCATAATCCTTTTCATGTAAATTGTCGTAGTACTTTGA